ACAATGTTCTTATACACGCGGGGAAGATAGACAACAAAATCGCCGCCAGCAGAATATTTAACTGTGTCTCGGTCAGCAGAGTCGATGAGCAATGTCTTCTTAACCGTCCGAAGCTCTTTCTGCGGCTTTGATGCAGATACTGTAACCCCGTTGTGGTCAAATGCGCGATTCATCTTTGTCTATTATCAGTTAAAAATACTTAAATCTAATTCATCTTCAGTTTTTGGAAGATTTTTTCGATATTAATAAGATCATTGTCCTTTTTGTCTGACATCATTTCCGTCATTTTTTCAATTGTTTTACAGAAGATGTAGTATGTTTGCATATTAAGTTCTCCTGTCTTGTGATAGACTTCTGCTAGGTATCGAACCAGAATTTCAGATTGTTCGAACAATTTAACGTAGTCATCATTACCATATACATCTTCAGTTCCCTTTAGCATGTCGATATGACCATTGTAACTAATGATCAAATCGATATGTTCTTCAATTGGGATTTCAAAGTTTTGTTTTTTCATCTCCAATACCTCGATGGCATCATTGATGATATCCGTGTGATACTCCTTTTCTGCTTCAGTATAGTTGTCCATCTTTTGTCGTTTACTTTCGGAGCTTTCTTCTATTCGTTTTTATAGATAATGTAGACATTTGGTGAGCTAATGCTTCCTCTGCATCTAGTTCGTCTAGTCGTTTGAGCATAAGAATCACATGTTTACAAAACTGATAAAACTCTGCAATATAAATCGGAGGTTTTACCATATTGACAACCATCAAATTTGTCTCTGCCATCAACTTCAAGTATTCAAAATCTTGTACAACAGGTTTCCGTGTCTCTGGAATGTTGATGAAGCTTGAATAATATGAAAGGATCAGATCATGACATTCTGACATAAAATCTTCTGTAATAGGAAGTTTCTTTTCAAACACTTCAATCCCTCTTATAATTAGATTGTAGTGATCTTCCTTTTGCTCATCATCATATTCATCCATTTGACCAAACCGATTCATTTCTATTTGTAATTTGGACTTTCTAAAGTTCGTTTTTAAACTTTAATAACCGAGCTTACCAACCATACGAATACAGCTGCGCTAAACTGAGCTATCATGTACATTAGAGCACGACTCTGACCAATTTTACCAGCGGCTAGTTGCATTGCGGTAACTGCAGGATTGAAGTGTCCGCCAGATGTCTTACCACCAAGACCAATCGCAATTGCAAGAGCAGCTACTACAAAAATAGGATTTGATGTGAAAGCAACTGCTCCTAAAAGCAACGATGTACCGAGAAATTCAACAACAGCAGGTGTATCCATTTATATAAGAGAATGAAATATTTAGTTGTAAAAGGATGGCTCGGCTTTGGAGATCGCATGGAATGTCTTCAAATGGCTGTTAAATTTGCATTAGATCACAAGTTACAAATTTATGTAGACTGGCGAGACTCAATGTGGACACATGGAGATTCTGATTTTTACACATATTTTAAACTTGTAAATGTTCCTATTTTAAATTCATTGGACGATATTCCGAAAGATGCTACGGTGTATCCTCCGTTTTGGAAAGATAAACTTAACCAATGTATGACTAAAGAAATATTTGATAATACCAAAAAGGATGACATTGGTATGCTAACAAAAGAATATCCTGCAGATGTTATTGTTTCAACTGTTGGAGGACGAATAATTTATACAGATCTATCCTTTTTTGCAAATACGTTCCGTGTAATTGATCAAAGAATCATAATTAAATTAAATCAACGGAAACAAAGGTTACCGCTGGCTAAGTCTTGGGGTATTCATATTCGCGGCACAGATCGAACAACTAGTAAAAATAGAGATATGGCTGTACAATGCATAGCAACACACGTTGCCTCATCTGGTGGATTAAATGGAGTTAAAATGATAGCTGTTTCAGATGATAAAGAGTGCCTTACAGTGTGGAAGCGATTTTACCCAGATACAATCGTAGCAAGTGAACTTTCGTTAACACAAAATTCTTTGAAAGGAAATCATAATTTGTCAAAAGACAAACTAACAGTTACAAAAGATGAAATGAATGTTGATATGTTGGTTGACTTTTTTACTCTTGCATCATGCTCGCGTATATTTTCAACTTTCAAGACAAGTCGTTTTTTTCGAGAAGCGCAGAGACTTTCACCGCATGTGAACAAGTTATTACAAGGATGACAAGGCTAAATGAATGTATTTCTGTCATGAAACAACTTCATGATTTGGGATTTCATAAAGAATATGCTCCACTGAAAGAGCTATCTCGTAAGTTGTCTGATTACGTAAAGACAGGAGAACCAGCAACATTTACAATCTCATTTGAACAATATGGTAGAATTGCTCACGTAGTTTTACCTAAAAATCCTGAATCTCGCGTTCGGTTAACATTGAAGGCGATCGCCGGTCACGACAGTGAAGAAATGTAACATAAACTACACATGATAGCACTAGCAACGCAGCAACAATCGCAGACATACCATCTTGGTCCATTAAGGAAAAATGGATAGCTGTGTGAAAATATAAGACTATATCAATGGCTCTTACATTGGGCGGATATCAAATTGCAAAGAAAGATATTGAACACATTCATCATACAAAAGGAATATTGACTGTAAAACCTTACATTCCTTCTGTATTTGTCAAGCCTCAATTTGTGAAACGGTATCCGGTCTTTAAGGAATCTGAAGAGTTTCTGTATGTTCCTAAGCATTACGGAATTGAAACATTTGGTCCACTAAAGAGCTCAACACGTGAAGTTAAACAAACTGATCCTAAATTTTGGGAGTTTGCTGGTACGATTCGAGAGAACCAGAAAGAAGTAGTAAACGCATACTTGCTTCCAGAGCCACAAGATGGAGTTATCTCTCTTCAAACAGGAGGAGGTAAAACTGTTTGTGCTTTGTACATTGCATCTCAACTGAAAGTCCCGACAATTGTTCTGGTTCATAATACATTTCTGCGTGATCAATGGATCGATCGCATCAAAGCGTTTCTTCCTAAAGCGAGAATAGGTTCCATTCAGGGAGAAGTAGTTGAAACTGAAAATGTTGACTTTGTCGTAGCTATGCTTCAAACTGTATCACAACGTGACTTTCCAGAATCAACATATAAAAAAATTGGTCTCGTAATTGTTGACGAATGTCATCATATTGCAACTGAATCGTTCAGCAACGCAATGACAAAGTTAACATCTAAACACGTATTGGGTCTTTCCGCTACACTTGATCGCAAAGATGGTCTTATGCATGTAATTCATTGGTTTCTTGGTCCTCTGCTTTACAAATCGAATTCAGTTGATAAAATTGATGAAGGTGTAAAAGTTGAAGTCTATGAATTCGATCCAGGAGATGATGAATATAATTCTGTTATTTTGAACCATGCCGGTGTAATGTTTACGTCGCTGATGGTCAATAAAGTAGTTGAATATAAACCTCGTAATGAATTTCTTGTTAAACTCCTTCTGGATATCCAAGAAGAAAAAGAACGGCAACTACTTGTTCTGACAGATCGCGTAGATCATGCACAAACGCTGTTTGACATGCTTCCAACCGAAGTTCAACAAACAGCTTGTATTCTTGGACGCAAGGTAAAAGCAGAACAAAGAGCAGAATGGTGTTCAACGAAACGTATTCTGTTGGCAACGTATATGATGGTAAAAGAAGGGTTTGACTTAAGCACCCTTAATACGCTGATGATGGCCACGTCTCGTCCAGATGTAGAGCAAATTGTTGGACGCATTTTGCGAGTGGATAAATCAGTCCGCAAAATAGATCCTTTGATTATTGATATTGTTGATCCTGCATTTCGCAGACAGTTTCAGGTAAGATTGCAACTATATAAGGAGAGAAATTATGTTGTTGAAAAGATGGTGTTTGAATGAAAACGGAAAAATAGATTTTAAATATTTTTTATTCAAAAAAATGCCATATATCTATATGGCATCTACACAACAGTGGATTACGCAAAACATAGTAAAAATTGGCTGTACTGATGAACCTTATGGAAGAATTCAACAATATCTCACTGGATGTCCACCAAGCATGTCGCCATCTTGTGATATAGAATTCTTTCAAATTTGGAAACTACAAGATGATGTTGATAAATATTATTATGAAAATTATGTTCATGAATGGTTCAAATTATTTAGAATGAGGCGTAGAACAGAACGTGATTCTGAATGGTTTAATTTTAAAGACAAAAATATTGTCGAAGAGCTAGATTCTTTTATGAAAACACGTGAATGGGTAATTTGTAATATATCAATTGACCAAGTAGAAAAACCTAAAAAAACAATTTTAGAAACACATAATTATAGAACAAATATTCTCAATTTTGAGGTTCGAACTAAAGTTCATAATGAAAAACTTGATAATATTCAAGCACCAATTATTTCTAAATTAAACGAGTTTATTAATAGTGATGAAAATGCAGGATATTTAATTGCGCCATGCGGTTCTGGAAAAACTAGAATGACATGTTCTGCAATAGAACAAACAAATCTAAAGAAAGTTGTTATTTGTGTTCCATCATTAAAAATTCAAAAACAATGGAAGAATACATTAAATAAAAGTGTAACCTTATTAGGAGGATCTCATTATGATGAAAAAGAAGTTAAAAAAACTATTTCACAAGATACATATTATATTATTTCTACATATGCGTCATCAAAATATTTACTAGATATTTTAGACGTAGACTTAGTAGTTTTCGACGAAGCACATCATATGTCTGGAATTGTTGCTTCTAATGATGAAGGTCCTGGTAGTACTAGAAAATTTCTTGAACATCTTGTTCAAGCTAAAAAGAAGCGAATATTTCTAACGTATACACCTAAGCTTATTCAAAAAGATGAAGAAGATCATGGAAAGATATTTAGTATGAATGATGAAACTGTATTTGGAAAATGTATTTATCAAATAAAGCTTCGAGATTTAATTAAAGAAGGAATTCTTCCAGACTATAATATTTGGCTTTCAAAAAGTGAAGGTAATGGAATTACTGCAAAAATTGAACAATGTTATGAACTATTTAATTCAAAACAACCAAATGGACAATTTATTTTAAAAAAGTTACTTGTATTTACTGAAACAATTGCAGAACGTGACTATGCATATCAGGAACTTAAAAAAATAATTCCAAATACGTTTGGTATTACTGATAAAGATGTAGATAATCCAATTCGTGATTTTGAACAAAGTGATCGTGCTATTTTAGTAGATTGTATGAGACTTGGTGAAGGAGTTGATATTCCTTGTGCCGATTCGGTTGCTGTACTATATCCTAAACATTCAATTGTAAGTATTGTTCAAACTCTGTTAAGACCTGGAAGATGGTTTCCATATAAATCTGTATTTCATATGATTATTTGCAATACGGTTGATGATAATACATCTGGATTTGAAAATGCGTTAATTGCTTTATCGTCTCATGATGAAGATTTAAGAAAAGAAATTATGTTATGTACTTCACCGTCTAGTTCATCAAATGGTAAACTTCTAGAAGAAGGAGAAACGTCAAATGGTCGTATTCATATTGAAAGACTTGAAATAAAAGATTCAAATTCAATTTCTACAATGTTTAACCGTGTAAGAACTCTTATTATTCCAAAACAAGATTTAAGAGCCATCCGTAAAGAATGTATATCGCGAGGTATTAGAACAAGTTTTGAGTATCAAAAATTACGCGATGAAATTACACATTTTCCCGAAGACCCAAGATTTTCCGGATTATCATGGTTTGACTTCTTTAATGTTAATGTTGATAAAATTGATCATACAGACTTCATTGACAAATGTAAAGAAGAAAAAATATATACGTTTACTGATTATCTTAAATGGAATGAAGTACCAAGTAAATTTCCATCATGTCAAAATCTAGAAGATGGTTACTTTCAAGAATCTCAAATTTTACCAGAACGCCCAGTTATCCGAGGTCGTCGATAATTTTAAAAAATTTAATATAAATTTTAAAATTTTTCATTTAAATGTTAAAAAACGAATCTATGTATAAGCAACCATGAAAATAGAAAATACAATGTCTTCTGTTCAAGATTTTAAAAAAGCAATTCCACGCATTCGAGATATCTTTCGTAAAAATGGTATTACTGGTATGGATAGTATGCGTCATGCAAGTTTATATTTATTAAGTCGTTTTCTGACATTAGAACGTTGTAAAGAATTAAAAATTGATAACAAATTTGGATGGGAAACTATTATGAATTCAACTGATGAATCTAAAAATATTCCGCTTGAACTATTTGGAACTGGTGAAGATTGTCTTCTTACACAATTTGATAAATTATTTGGAACACAAACTTTTACGTTTGATATGAAAGATCCTATCTCTCATTATCAAATTCTAGAAATTCTAAATAAAGTTAATGTCGACAATGTAGAACTTCATATGGATGTACTTGGATATGTCTATGAAGATCATCTAAAGAATGGAAGTAGTAATGCACGTGATCTAGGACAATTCTTTACTGACCGTAC